ACAACATATATTGGACGAAAAAACAGGTTTATTAACTAAATCGGTTTACCCTATTCCTTCATATTCGGGTGCAATTAAATCAATCATGGCTAGTATTGAAATGAACTATTTCAGATATTCTGAGGTAGTGAATAGTTTCAAAGGTGGCACAATGATTAACATTCCAACAGGTGCGCCAGATAATGAACACGATAAAAAGAAACTAATTACTCAATTAAAAGGTGATGCAACGGATAGAGATAAGCAAGGCGGTATAGTAGTTACATTTTCAAGGGGTTCGGAGAACGCACCTACGGTAACGCAAATTAACGGGAATAACTTAGATCAAAGATATCTATTAACACAAGAAAGTATAATTGACGATATTATGGTTGGACATTCTGTAATTAGTCCTACTTTATTCTCTATAAAAACGGCTGGACAATTAGGCGGTTCTCAAGAGTTAGAAACAGCGTATCAATTGTTTATGAATAACTACGCTTTGGAACGTCAAAAGATAATTACTGACGCACTAGAATATGCACACTATACACTTAATAACTTTTACGGTGATATCTTTTTCATAAGTAAACCTTTGAGTTTGTCACAAGAACCTGATTCAAAATCAATAGTTGCAGATTCACTTAATAAAATGAGTCCATTATTGGTAAATGCAGTTTTAAAGAACTTAACGATTAACGAGCAAAGGGCTTTGGCTGGTTTATCACCTTTACCAAATGGTGACGTAATAGCAAGTACACCGACTACATTCTCAAGTGAATTAAGTGATGAGACTGTTATTAGTTGGTTTAGTGAGTTAGGGCGTACAGATTACAAAGAAGTATTTTCACAAGAAGTAAAAGACTTTGCTAAACTTGAAATGAGTGAAAAGGAATTACTTTCAAAATATTCTTTTGCTAACGACTTAACTCAAGATCAATTGAAGATTGTTGAAATGATTAACAACGGAGAAAGTTACGGTGCAATTGTAAAGGCTATTGACAAAGGAGCGACTTATGTATCTAGGCAATTAGTAGAGTTGGAAAAGTTAGGAATGATTAAAGGCTTTGAACTTACTCCGAAAGGTAAAACAAACGTTGGTGAAGTATCATTCGAGGTTGTTTATCAATATAGAGAAAGAGAAGGAATACCACCGTTAAAAGGTGAAAGCCGTCCATTCTGTAAAAATCTACTAGACTTAAAAAGAGTGTTCACACGTGACGAAATAAACCAAATTACAGCAAGGTTAAAAGCAAACGGAATAGATAGGAATGTTTGGGAATACAAAGGGGGTTGGTACACTAATCCTGAAACAAAAGTACACACTCCTTCGTGCAGACACACGTGGTTCCAAATTATTATAAATAAGTAAGTTATGGCACATTTAATTAGCACAACGAATCTAAAAGCACTATCCTATATTAGTTCAAATGTAGATGATCTTTTAATTTCAACTTTAATCACTAGGGTACAAGATACGGTATTAGAGTCTATTCTAGGTAGTCAATTATTTAACCGACTTTTAGCAGGTGTAGATAACGATGACTTGAATGCTGATGAGGTTCTATTATTAGATACTTACATTAGTCCTTGCTTAGTTGCTGCAGTTGAAAAAAGAGCTACTGATATGACAACCTTAGAGATTCGACAAATTGGCGTTGCACGTGTAAGTTCTGAGGGTGTTAACACGGTAAACGAGGACGAATTAAATCGATTAAGCAACTCTTTAAACAAAGATTATAATTTCTATCGTGAAAGGTTAATTAGGTTCTTAAAATTGAATTATACGGTTTATCCTGAATATACTTCATATTACGATTATTTATATCCTTGTGACGATTTAAACCAAATTAATCCAGATCGAGGTTTCTCAGATACAAATATCAATTTCGCATGATTACAAGTATAAACCAACTTTCTGCGGAACTTAAAGCAATTCAAGATTCACACTATCAATTGAACTCTTACTACTTTGGTGAGTTTAATTTGGCTTTACAGAATCGTGAATTAGAATATCCATTACTAGTTTGTGATTATAACAACGGTTCTATTAATATTTCTAATACTAGCGTTCAGTTATTCATAATAGTAGCGGATAAGGTCTATAAAGACAATTCTAATCTAATAGAAACTAAATCGGACACGCTTCAAATATGCAGAGACATCTTTAACATAATGAAGAAATCCCAACGTTGGCAAGTTTTAGGACGTGTAACTCAAGGGAATGTAACTTCATTTGTTGAAAGAGGTAAAGATGAGGTTGCTGGCCACGTAATGAACGTTACAATTGAACTTAGAGATACTAACGGAATTTGTGAGTTACCTATGAACGGCTACGATTTTGGAGGCTCTGGTGTTGTAGGGTGTGATCCTGTTTTAATCGTTAATTCAAACGGTACATTTAGCGTTTCAGCACCGAGTGGATTAACGTATGAGTTAGAAGATATGATTTTTGAGGTGTATGTAAACACTCAATATAAAGAAGATGTAACATTAATAACTTTAGATAATTAATTATGGCAAATACAATTAATATTAACATTAGTAAAGTCGATTTAGGGCTTGATTTAGTTGACAATACAGCAGACTTGGATAAGCCAGTTTCAACGGCTGTACTAGATCTTTTAGATGGTTACGAGACTAAGATAACGGCGGATAATTCCGACTTGTTATTCAGATTCGATCAAAAAACATTCCATGCAACGCCAACATTAGGCACTGGTTATGATCCTTTGACAGGCAATATCGGTGTGAATATGTCAACGCCAGAAACTATGCTAATTAATATGACTTCGGTTATGTTGCATAATGATAGTGTTGAACCTACTTTCACTAGTGAATTTACAAAGTCGGCAGATTCTTTACCTTACATAACAGGTCAAGATAACTATATTTATGCTACTTTGATCAATAAAAGTCCTTTAAGGATCATTTACCAAATAAAAAGAGGTGGTACGAATTTATTCGGTACATTTTTAACTACCGATTTAAAAGGCGCTAACAATGGTTTAGCTGAATTGGATTCTAACGGTAAAGTTCCTTCGGCTCAATTACCTTCTTATGTTGACGATGTTGAAGAATATGCGAATTTGGCTGGTTTTCCTGTAACTGGTGAAAGTGGTAAAATATATATTGCTTTAGATACTAATCTAACTTATCGTTGGGGTGGTTCGACATACGTTGAAATAAGCCCTAGTTTGGCTTTAGGCGAAACTTCTGCTAGTGCTTATAGAGGGGATAGAGGTAAGATTGCATACGATCACTCACAATTAACAAGTGGTAACCCTCACAACGTTACTAAGTCGGACGTAGGGCTTTCAAATTGCGACAACACAAGTGACGCAAATAAACCTATATCTTCAGCAACTCAAACAGCCTTAGATAACAAGTCCGATAAAAACATTACGTTAGATAGAAAAACAGCATCTTACACGCTAGTTGCTAACGATAATGGTAAAATGATTGAGATGAACGTTGCAGGCGCTAACACGTTAACGATTGACGCTTCAATTTTCTCAGCAGGTAACCAGATTTTAATTAGTCAATACGGTGCTGGTCAAACGACTATAACAGCGGGTGCTGGTGTGACTTTAAGAAGTAGCGGAGCTAAGTTAAAAACTTCTGCACAATATTCGTTAGTTACGATAGTGGCAATTTCAAGTACTGAGTTTTACGTAGCAGGTGATTTAACAGCATAATTATGATACTAAGTTTAAACGCAATAATAACAGCAGGTAAATCTGAAATATTAATACTAGACACTTATACAAATGCTGTCGCTGGGTGGTCTTTAAGAAAGTTAAGAACAGCGTACACAGGTAATTGTATACGTGTAAGACGTTCATCTGACAATACAGAACTAAATATAGGATTTATAGGAAGTTCGATTGATACAACTTCTTTATTAAGTTTTTGCAGTGGGACAAATGGATTTGTTACAACGTGGTACGATCAGAGCGGTAACGGATATAATCAAACACAAAACAATGCAACACTACAGCCACAAATAGTTTCATCTGGTGTGATTGTTGGTTCTGGCACACAACCAGCGATGCAATTCGATGGTAGTAATGACTACATGATTAATTTATTAAGCGGTTTAGGAGATATTACATTTGCAGGTGAAGACAAACCTATGTCTATTATTCAAGTAATAGACATTAGTACTACTAAGTATAATGAAACAATTACAATTGGTAAACAAGGTTCAGGAACAGGATTAGAATTAATCTCGCCTTATATAATGGGGAATGCTTCAGTTTATTATACAGCTAAAAGAGATAATGCAGGCACTTTAAGAGATGCTACATTTGGAACATCTACAACAGGCATACAATTATTAACCAATCACTCATCAGGTACTACAATGACATGTAGAAAGAACGGAACAGCTATCTTAACTAATCAAGATGTAAATGTGGGAGCAATTTCTACAGATAATGTCGCAATAGGTGCTTTAGTTAGAAATACAATAAGCGGTTATTCACACATGAAAGCATTGGAATTTATTATGTTTGCGTCAAATGAAAGTGCTAATATATCAGAAATAGAAAATAAAATAAATCAAACTTATAATATATATTAATTATGTTAGGTTATATATTTACAACAGAAGAAGAAGCTCAACAGGCACAATTAGATTGTGATAATCATTACGGATTACCATTGCCCAACTCCGACACATTACACTGGACTAATTATCTTTATTCCCCTAAAGATGATTTTTGGTATATTATTCATGATTATTCACTTGAAATAGTGCTAGGGCAACCTATTGAATTTGAAATAACAATGCCAAATTTAAATTAATTATTAGATTTGCACTATGAACGAGATTAAAAGCATTTT